AGATTGGAAAGTAGCACCTTTTTTCATAGCATTAGCCATAGATCGCATATGCTTTAAACTATGATGTCTTGCGTGTGATTTCATAGTTTTTTGTTGTCTTGGTTTTAAACCTTTAATGATTCCTGTTATAGATGCTACTTTAACCATTATCTTCTTTTTTTTCGTTTTCCTATTTTACTTTTTCTAGGTTTATTTTTTCTTTTTTTGTCTTTTCCATGTCCATAGTGATAAGGCATAGTTTTCTCCTTTGTTAGTTTGCAAATTTACCGCCTGACCATTTTGCGTCAGGTAGATTGTTTTTATAGTTTTTTCCATCAAATGTTAAGACTTGTTTTCTGTTTGATCCCTCTTTAAAAGAACAATGAATCCAACCAGCATTAGGATCATCTTCTTTCCAATATTCTAAAATAAGTTGGTCAAAGTCTGTATTGTTTTGAATCCATAAAGCAACTTGTAAATTAGATATACCAGCTATTTCAAAGTCTGCGGCTTCTCCTTTTGTATGCTGACTCGTGCTTTTTGACCCTATTGCTTCACATAAAGCTGGACTCCTATATCCTGATGTTATTGTAATTGCTTTATCAAACTTTGCTCTTACAGGCTCTAATACTCCATAACAAAGATCAGTTAAGTTTTTTATTTCTCCACTACCAGCTTTATTTTCAATACCCTTACGAGTAGCTGTCATTGATTTTTCAAATTCTTCTAATTTAAAATGTTTAGATAATTGCATGATTAACTCCTATCTTGCGTTACAGGGTACACCTTTAGAATTTACAAATGGTGCTTCTGCAAATGCCATAAAGGTATAAACATCTCCATTATTATTATTAAATTCAGAACTTCCTCTTATTTTAAAACCATTACTTAAAAAATCTATGTAGTAATTAGAGTTGTTTGTTTCTTCTGCTCCATTTGTATTTGCAAATAAAACATCCCCCATTAAATTAAATGGTGATCTTTCTTTATCTTGCATTGACCACCACCTATTAGAATCTCTACCTTTTACCATAATCCATGAGGGTTTGAAGCCACAATGAACTTGTGTACCATTTGTTGACCCATTTCCAACATAGAGTCCAAATTTAGAAAATCCACGAATTTCTTGAAAACAGTATGCAATATAAGTATATCCACTAGCATTAACTGAACTATCAGTTGCAACAGTAAATACTGAACTTGTTGGAGAGGTATTGTTCCATCTATTAGAATTTGTTTGTGATGCTCCATTAGAATTAAGTTCTATCCATTTAGTATTTCCTAAAGCAGAATGATAAACTGTCCAATCTTTTGCATGACTTCTTGATTTTACTATAATCATTTTTGGAGTACCTATTCCATGTGCAACTGTGCCTGTGCTTGATGCTCCTGAATAACTTATAATACTAAACCCAGCAGTAGTTGATACACTTCCTGTACTATCTATAGTTCCAACACTTGTTGCACTTGCGTCATTACTAAATGATGTACCAGCTTTCCAATTCCATGCTATAATATTTTGACTTCCACCATTTAAAGCAGATGAGCCACTTGGAATTGTAAAACCATCACTATCAAAAGATGTAAAATAACTAACAGTTTGTTCTCCATCACTAGAGTCAGAATTTATTAATTTTGTTGCACCTCTAACAGAATCATATAATTGATGTCTGCTAGATGTTGCACGATTTTTAAACCAAATAAAATCAGGTTGCATATCTTCTGACCCATCTAAAGTAATAGATTGTGCTGAAGAACTACCTACATAATTTTTACTTTGAAAATAAAGTTCAGGATTATCTATTGTTGTATAACTTGCCATTAACTATTTTCTCCTAAATTTTTACTACATAAACTTAAAAATCCTGAAGGTGGAGCATATTCAAAATTACCAAATCCATTACCATCTGCATTACCTGATGTGATACTATATGCTGGAGATCCAAAATTACAAAACCAACCCTCACCACCACCACCTGTTGAAGTAAATGATGGCATATAAAAATCGCCATCAGTTATATCAAATGCTTCATTTGATCCACCAGCAGGATCACCACTATTAAAAAAAGTTCCATTTTCTCCAAACCAAATTTTTTTATTATCTAAATCTAAAGCAATCATTACTACGTCTCCATTAGATATTGCTGAACCATATGATGAAGCACTTGCATTATAAAGTTTGTGTCCATCTGATCCTCTTATACCATAACTTTTTGTAGTATCGCCTGGAAAATTTGTCATTGAATGTGGTATAGATTCTGCATCTATTATTCCAATATACCAATGATTAGTTGAAGATGCCTCGTTTTTACATTCCCAATACCACTTTCCTGAATTAACTGCAAAAGTTGAACCCCATTGTCTTTGGTTACCATCGCCTGATGCTTTAACTCCCTTTAATGCACCCTCACTATAATTAATATCTGTATTAAGAGTAGTGCTTAAAGTACAAAAATTATTTGTGCAAGTATCAGTAGATTGATCTATGCTAGTTAAATTATTTACAGTAAAGTTATTAGAGTTTCCTGATACATCTGCACCTAAATTACTTGCATTTTTAAAATCTAAATAAAAACCATTCGTACCAAAGGTTAAACCTGATACATCTATCGGCTTCCAAATGTTAGGACTATCAGAATCAAACTCTCCAAATGATGTTGGGTCTAAAGATTGTCCATCACAATAAACGACCTCACACATATATCCATCAAAATGGGATGTGCCAAAACTATCATCTCCAACATCAAAGGTACTAGCATTTGTAATTAAATCATCATTTTGATCTCCATAATCTTCTGAACTAAACGAAGTTTCTTGCACACCATTAATATATAACCTTATTCTATTTGATGCTGTTGATTGTGTTGTATCAACTCTGAGGCATATATGATAAAAAGCAGACACATCACGAAACAATCTACTAGTAGTAATTCTGCATCTTGGAGAGTCATTTCTAAAATCAATGGTATCTCCACTTTGAAACCTAAAATCCATTCTATCACTTGTATCATTGTGCTGTGAAAAAAATTGCATATTTGGGTCTGAGCCACCTGAATTAAGACTACTTCTTTTAACCCAAGCTGAAAAAGTAAATAATCTTCTGCTTGATGGAGAACTACCTTGTGATCTAGTTAATTCATCCCCACTACCATCATCAAATCTAACAGAATTATCTACATTATAACCTGTATCTTTTATGGAGTTAGTTCCAAGTATTAAAGGCATTTAGATCTCCTTTGGAAATTCGGCTAAAGGTCTTGTTTGAGTTCCATCTTCTTGTGTTGTGTATTCGTATAATGCTTTTAGTTCATCAACAGTAGTACAAGCATCTATTTGAGTTTCCATTTCATTTGATTTTGTTCTTACATCTGCTCTATATGTTGTAATATTTTCAGGAACATTATAATCTGTAACTTCATTAGCTTTTATAACATACCAATCTGTTGGTGCTAAAAATCCTGATGCTTGTTGTTTTATAATTCTTTTCTTTTCAGTTTTCAAACCATAATTAATTACTTGGTTGCCATCTTCATCTAAAACATTTTCTCCATCTTCATCAACAGCATCTTCATCTTCTAATCTTTTTGGTGTAGCAGTTCCCCATGATCTAGTGACTTGACCATCTGCAAAATTATATTCTTCATTAGTATTTATGTAATATGATTCATCTTTAAAATTTGATGAATCTGTAATTACTTCATAAATACCTATTGAATTTAATTCATCTTGCGACCATAACTGGAATATTTTAGCTGGGTATCTTACATCTCCTATAACCATTGATTTAGGATTTGTTATTATTTTTGTTATTGAGCCATCTTCTACTAATGCGTACATATTTTAACTTTCACTTAAATTTAATGTTCTACCTACTTCTTGCCATACAGCACCA